GGTCGGACATGCCAGCATGGGTGGCGCGGGAGCAGATGTCGGCAATCCGGGTCGCAGTCTGCAGCGGGGACTTGCCAAAGGCATACCAGGGTACCGTCTTCATGTGCCCGGCCATTGCATAAGCGTAGCGCGAGTAGTCAATCTTGACGGCCTCATTGGGGGTGGTGATGATGCGAGGGTCCGAAACCTTCCCGTAGGCCTCCCTCTTCTGGAAGGAAGAGAGTACCTTCCCACGCGCCCAGTGCGTCCAGCTGCCAATCTCGAAGATGCGTTGTTGAGAAGGGCGGGGCTGGTTTTCCTCCACGATCTCGTAATCCACCGGGTCCAACATGTGGGGGATGGGGTACAAGAAAGCGGCAAACTCCTCCATGCAGGTTCTAAGAAACTGCGAGGGGGGGTCAACCGACTTGGAGGACACTTTCTTCAACCTGCCGTCGATAGCTTGGCGCTCATTACCCAGCGTTGACGCTGGGGTGAAGCAACCGTGGGAGAACGGACTGCAGAAGGCAGTGAGGGGCACTTTGGCGTCAGGTTCATACTCACCAAACTGGTAGTCTCTGACGCTGGCGTCGATGGGGAAGATGGTTGGGACAACAGCTCCAGTCTGGAACCGCACGTAGCTGGTGAGGAGGGTGGCTGACACATTAGCCTTGTCCTTATCAGCACCAATAAAGGTGTCAAGGAGGGACTTGGCCGACGCGATGTCGAAGTTGGTCTTGCGAAGAAGAGCTTGGGACAAGGCCGTGTCAACGAGCTCACGGGGGAGGGTGGTAGAGGCAAAGCTTCCGGCAGTAGCAATGGAGAACACGTGGGAGTCTGACCGTCTAATGTCAAGGGCTACATGTTCCCCACTAGCGGGGGCCAGTCGGGTCAGGGGTTGGGCGTTGAGGAAGTACCGTGCGACGAGGGCAAGAGGCCCTGACCAGTGCCTGGTCGGGGTGAACCAGACCAGTTCATGGTCAGGGCCGGCGGGTCGTCGATCAATCAAGCAGGTGGTAGCAGTGGGCCAGAAGCCCCACCGCCAGGTGAAGTTGAGAGTTGAGTCAAGTTGGTAGTTCCACACCTCGTGTGAGTAACGCCCGCCCCCTGACACGTTGTACTCCAGTACGTTGTCGGCGCCAAATCGGTAAGAGTAATTCTCACCAATATAGGCGGCGGCGTGGGGCTGGAACGTGTAGAGAGCTGAGGGGTTGGTACTGGTCGCTAGGTGGTTGCCCATGTGGTAGTAGTAGTCGACATCGGTGAACAGGTAGACCGAGCTCGCGGTGAGCCCAGAATAGCCGGGGGTGATGTGGACATCCTTGGCCCAGTGGTGGTCTCGGTACCCCGCGAAGCCCCTACGCTCGTTACTAGATGACATCTGTACGCAATAGGGTGTCAAGCCCAAGCGTCTGATCAAATCAGTCAGAGTGCCTTCGTTGGCGGCGCGTAGCGCGGCAGCCTTGCCGTGCGTGTGGGCGCGAGGTACCACCACGGGGCGGTCAGGTTGGAGGTTGAAGCACGTGCGCAGAGTAGTGTGGTCGAGACCGCTAATCTTGCCACACCGGTCAAGGATGCGGGAGAAGATCAGCCGGTAAGGGTCAGGGCCATACTGCACACGGATTGCAAGGTTGATGAGGGTAACCACAGAGCTCGAGAGAAGGAAGCCTGTAAGTAAGTGATAGCCCAACGGCGTGGCCTCAACCGCAGAAAATCCATTTCCTTTGGGAGGCGCCGTGGGCAGCAGTGGCCATCGGGGGGGCTTGTTGAACTTGGAGTAGATGTATTCTCCAGCCCTAGTTGCAGCAAGCAACGGCAAGATGCCGATGGAAGCCCCGATATTGGTTATCACTGCGAGGGTCGGTATGTCTACCGCCCTCAAGGCGTACGTGGTTAAACGTACGGTCGTCACGGTGTTACCCATGACTAGCTGCTTAAG